CCCCCCCACGCAATAAGGCGCGCGCGAAAACGAAGAAAACTGCCGGAAAATCCGAACAAGAGCCCAAGGTCCAATGGGCGGAGTTTGTTTCCATGACCAATGCCGAGCACCAGAAGCTGCTTGACACTCATGGCCCCGCCGACACCGAGCGTTTGATCGAGATTCTGGACAACTACAAGGGGGCAACGGGGAAGACCTACAAGAGTGATTACAGAGCCATTCTGAACTGGGTGGTAACCCGGCTCCAAGAGGAGAAGAAAAAGCGGGCAAAGGAGGATGATCCATTTGCAAGACTTCCCAACAAGGGTCCCATCATCGACAAGCTTCCCTCCGCAACCGATGGCTGCTGGGACGACGAGCCGTTTTGATTTTTTCGCGGCGCAGCGGAAGCGGGCAGAACTTTTCAACGCGACCCCCGGAACGCTGAAAGGCTATCATTGCCCCACGTGCCATGACCGGGGCGGGTACATGACGGTGGAGGAAAATGGGGCGCTGCTGTTTCAACGCTGCAAATGCCAGAGTATCCGTGACGCCATGGGGGCCATGGACCGCAGCGGAATCCCGCCGGATGCCTTGGCGGCTTGCACCTGGGAGAACTGGAAAACACCGGAGAACTGGCAAAGGGCAGCACTTGCCATGGCGCAAGACTATGTACAGCAAATCGCGGCAGGAGATCCTTCCTGGTTCATCATCTGCGGGACCCCGGGCTGTGGGAAAACCACGTTATGCACCACCATTTTCCGGGCCATCGTGGAGGGCGGCAAACCCGGCCTGTATGTTTCGTGGCGGGAATTTGCGCGAAGGGCCAAGGCGGTTGGAAATGACCGGGACGATTTTCGGGAGGAGACCGAACCCTTGAAAAACACGCCGCTGCTCTATCTGGATGACTTCTGGAAGGGGGAAATTCGACCGGCGGACGTTCACTTGGCGTTCGAGTTGATTAACGCACGATACATCAGCAAAAAGCCCACCATCCTTTCCAGCGAAAACACCCTGGAGGCGATTCTCCGGGGCGATGAAGCCATCGGCTCAAGACTGTTTGAGATGGCAGGCGGATATTACGTTGACTGTTCCAGAGCAAAAAACTGGCGCACAGCAAGGAGGCAGGCATGATTCACAAAGGCGAGATTTACATAACCGACCGATACCGAGGCGGAAAGAAGGACTACGGCAGACCGGTGCTGATCCTCTCCTCCGCTGAGAACAACCGGGAAACCGGATGCGTGGTGGCGGCGCCCTTGGTGTCCCGGGAACGCTACGCGGCGGCGTCCCATATCGCCGTGGAGAGCGTCCAAGGCAAAACCTATGTGGCGGTCCTGGAGCACGTCAAATCGCTGCCGGAGCGCAGCTTACAGCGCAGAAAGGACTACCTCTCACGGCATGCCATGGCCCGGGTAGAGGGAACCCTCTGCCGCCTGTTGGAGCTTTGAGCCATGTGGGAAATCACCGTGAAGCTGCGGCCCATTCCGTCCAGTGTCGAGAATCCCGAAGGGACGCGGGAGGCGATTGCCTGTGACATGGAGAAATACGGGACCGTGCGTTATGTGGACATTAAAGACAGCGCATTCAAACCAGAACAAATGAAACTGGAGGAGACAACATGATTCTAACCGGCAATGAAATCAAACTCCAACGGGAGGCGGGCAACATCGTCATCAGTGATTGGGAGGAATCCCGGTTGGGCCCCAACAGTTACAACCTGCGGCTGGCCCCTGAGCTGATGGCCTACAAGGAGGCTGTCCTGGACCCGAAGCAGGACAACCGGACGGGGCGGCTGGTGATCCCAGAGGAGGGCCTGGTGCTGCAACCCGGGCGGCTCTATCTGGCCAAGACCATGGAATATACCGAGACCCACAACCTGGTCTCCATGCTGGTGGGCCGGTCCTCCATTGGCCGCCTGGGCATCTTTGTCCACGTGACCGCCGGGTTTGGCGATGTGGGCTTTTCTGGGAACTGGACCCTGGAACTGACCTGCGTGCAGCCGGTGCGGGTGTACCCCGGCATGGAGATTTGCCAGATTTATTATCAGACCACCACCGGGGAGATTTTAAGCCAGTACCACGGAAAGTACCAGGGCAGCCGGGATGTGGTAGCCAGCCGGATTTATCAAGAAATGTCTGAGGGAAACTAAAGATGGGAACGCATACAGAAGCAGATAGAGAATTTGAAAGGCGGCGTAGAAAGGTCAGACGGGAGAGCGGCCTATGCACTGTCTGCGGCAGAGAAGACGCCTACACAATGGCCGGGAGAGCCATGTGTGCGATATGCGCCCAAAAGTCCAATGAGTGGACAAAGAACAAGAGAAAACGGCCAAAGTATAGAGAAGCGGCAAGAACAGCTGGTAAAGAGCGATATGCGAAGATGATCGCGGAAAATATTTGCCCAACTTGCTACAAGAAGAAACCTGATGACGGATATTCTCTCTGCGAACTCTGTCGCATAAAGCACAGAACCCGCAAGAGAAAAAAACAGAATCAAGAGGGACAGAGAACCTGGGAGATGGCGCTGAGCGGGGAGACCTGTTTCTTTTGCAAATCTCCAGATGTCGTGCCAGGAAAGAAATTGTGCCAGGCTTGCATTGATAAGCGGGTCGCATATTTGCACGGAGAGAAGCAAGATGAAAGGAAAAAGAAGAGAGATCAAAACCTGCCCGGTGTGCAAAACAAAATTTCTGCCTATCTCCAGAGATGAAATTTATTGCAGCAGAAAGTGTTATATCGCGAATCGGTATGGAAAGCCAGCGAAGAAGAAGGAGGGAACCCCATGACAAGGAAAGAAATTCTCGCCGCTGCGGAGAAGTGCGTTTGCGGAGATCGGGAGCGGGATTATGGAATTCCAGAAAACAGCTTTCGTTTGATTGCGGCATTCTGGCACACCTACCTCAGTGCGAAGTGTGTTGCCGCTGGGGTCCATGTACAGTTAGAGCCGGAGGATGTGGCGGCCATGATGGCCTTGCTAAAGATTGCCCGGGCATCTGCAAACCCGGAGCACATTGATAGCTGGATTGATGGCGCGGGGTATATGGCTTGCGGCGGGGAATTGGCGACGCTGGGGGGAAAGGATTGAGTATCACAAAAGGAATGTTCACCAGCACAACGGATCTCTGGGAAACACCGCAAGCATTTTTTGACCAACTCAATGCAGAGTTTTGTTTTTCCCTGGACGCATGCGCTCTGCCGTGGAATGCGAAGTGTGAAAGATATTACACCCCAGAGCAAGACGGATTGTCTCAGCCCTGGACCGGTGTTGTATGGTGCAATCCTCCCTATGGACGGAAGATCGGGAAATGGGTCGAAAAAGCGGTTGCCAGCGTTTCAGAAGGTGCCACGGTTGTGATGCTGCTGCCAGCCAGGACGGACACGCAGTGGTTTCACCGGTACATCTATCACCAGGCAGAGATCCGGTTTGTAGCTGGCCGCCTAAAATTTGGCGGCGCAAAATGGAATGCACCGTTTCCGTGCATGGTTGTGATATTTAGGCCGGGAAAGGAGGGGCAGAGATGACGCGAGTGATTGATGCCAGTGAATTATTGCTTGAAATCCAAGTTGTCAGTTGGGATAGTGAGAGAGACAAGGACATGGCAGAGGACCTTGTACTTGATATGCCAACACTTCCCCAGATCGGCGATGAGTCGCTAACACCAGAGAAACTGGAGCGTGTATGGAGAGGCGAATGGGAATTTGAGCAGAGTAAGTTTGTAAATGCAACATACGGTGCTATAAAATGCTCAAGATGCAAGAAGATTGATACACGTGGGGATGAAAGAGCACTAAAAAATTACAGGAAATACACTCACTTTTGCCCAAAATGCGGCGCACTCATGACAGATGAGGCTGTACAGATGGCGATGGAGAGACTGGAGGCACTGTATGGAGATAGGTGACCGAGTTGTCTGCATGGTGAGTGGTGTGCGAGGTGTGATAACAAAAATCTACACCCCGACCGCCTCCGCAATGCAGATTATGGTGAGGACAAACGATGGGCGGCTATATCATGCGCCGTATAGTACATGGAGATTGGAGGCACTGCACAGTTGAAAACGATCATTATCAATTCGGCCCGAAGGAGGGGTGAGTATGGAAAAATTGACGGAGAAATTAAGGTGTGTGCTGGAAGATTGTATTGATTGTATCAGCCCTATCCAACAAGAGGTGATAAACAAAGCTGTTGACCGCCTCGCCGCCTATGAGGAAACTGGCCTGGAGCCGGAGGAGATAGAACTGCTTGCAAAGCAGAGAGACCTTTATGTAGACGCTTGTGGCGAACTTCCCCTTAAAAGAATCCGCGAATTGGCCCAGGCGGACAGGGAGGGGCGGTGTGTGGTGATGCCGTGCCAACCTGGGGATAAAGTTTCATACAAGAGTAGCACAGGGTTTTGGTGCAATGCGGTTATTAAGGATTACACGCCTGAAAATATATTTATCACGGCGGAGACTGAAATCCCGAAAGCAGAGCCGTTAAGTCATACATTCTCGATTTTGGAAATTGAGGCCGCACTACGGAGGGAGTGGGAATGAAGGAGTACATTGAGAGGGCGGTTGCCGTGCAGGAACTTGAAGTTTTGCGGCAGGAATATGAGATGCATGATGATTGCGATGAGCTGGTTGCAAGAAGGTGTCGGGACGCTCTATCTGCTGTCCCCGCCGCCGACGTTGCGGAGGTGGTGCGCTGTAAAGATTGCCAATATTACCAGGACGCAAAAATCAACAAGAAGGGATTTCTGATTTGCCCATCGTCCGGAATGGAAATTACCGAAACGGACTATTGCTCTTATGGCGCTCGCATGAGCAAGCCAAGAATTTGCGAGGTGCTGGGGGTTGAACCAGAAGAGAGGTTTTACTACAAGTGTGAAAAAAGTCAGGAGAATAAATATTTATGGAAAATAACTAAAGAAGGGGAAAGAATGTTTAAAGAGGATACAGACATTTGGAGACTGAGTTCCAACGAAAAAACGTTGATGGACTTTATCAACCACCCCGACCGCATCATCCGCAAGCCCCGCTGGACGGAGCAGGAGGTAGAGAGGGCAAAGGCTATTAAGATGTTATACTCAGAGGCAGAAAGCATTGAGATGTACGGCTTCGGCATTAGAGTTTTCAACAGAAAACTTGTCATTGCAACACTCGACCCCTTTTTTGTTCCCTTCTCTTCGCCCAAATGAAATCATCACCCTTGACGAGATCATCGGAGGTGCAGAATGAGAGAGCTCCTTTTCAAAGCCAAGCGGCTAAGTGATGGCGAGTGGGTGGAAGGATATCCGGTATATGACCGTGCTGATTGCACCTTAAAAAGGCGAGGGAAATGCCAGTGCATCCATGATGGTAGTCTAATTGCGTTTTTCGGATGGATTGATAACCTTCACGAGTACGATGAAGTTGAGGTAAACCCCTTTACAGTTTGTCAGTATACAAATATTGATACGCGGGAAGAGTGTGGCGAACACTTTGAATCTAAAAAGATATTCACCGGTGATGTGCTGGGCGAACGGACTGAAGATGAAGACGGTAACGAGTATATTGGCTTCTTCGGTATCGTGACTTATTGGGAGGATGAAGGGCGCTATGTGTTGGCGGACGAAAATGGACTGTGCAATGATTGGACGCTGGAAGATGTGGCCCAACCGGAAAACTGGCCAAATCTGATTCACTGCGGCTCCATCCACGACGGGGAGGGCGGACAGCATGAGCAGTAAAATCCTTTTTCCAACTTCCAATGTCTCTCCCGATCAGGCCGTAAATATTATAAAAACAGGGTTGACCGACGAACGCATTCCCTTCAAAACAAGGAGACTTGCCATTGAACAGGTGGCATACATGGAGAGGTGCAGTAGCGTTACAAAAGACGAGTTAGCGAAGGCTCTGTGGTGGCTGCTTGACCACTACAACTTTGATAAAGACGGGTTAGTGGAGGTCCTGCGGTGGGTGTTTAACCACTACGATCTTGATGAGGATATTTGACAGCATGAGGGCAATGAATGACAATCTTAGCGATTGACCCAGGGGACAAGCAGAGCGCCTATTGCTTCATAGACAGCGAAGATTTACGTCCGCTGCGGTTTGGCAAAGAACAAAATGCCGTGGTCCTTTTGATTCTCCAGTTGGAGAAGTATGATCTTGTGGTGATTGAGCGTTTGGCAAGCTATGGCATGCCGGTTGGACGCAATGTTTTTGAAACCTGCGAATGGGTTGGGAGATTCACGCAAGCAGCACAGAAGCCAGTGGACTACATATACCGCCAGGATGAAAAACTCCATCTCTGCCATGACAGCAGGGCCAAGGATGCCAATATCCGCCGAGCACTGATTGACCGATTTGCAACCCATGATCTGAAAAACGGGAAGGGAACCAAAAAGAATCCAGATTGGTTCTATGGGTTCTCTGCCGATGTATGGGCGGCGTATGCAGTTGGAATTACGTACACAGAAACAAAACTGAATTGTAAACAAAGTGTTAAGATCGTCTAACAATTTGACCGAAATGGAGCGTTTAGGTATAATTTGATCAGGAAATAGTTTTGTACATATACGCGAGAAAGAAAATGAATTTTCTTTCTCGCTATGTACAAAACAGAAGATTTTCTTCCTCCTTCGCCCGGCTCCGAGGCGGTCTCAATATCGGGCGTACCTCCTTTTTCTTTGGGAGCGCGAGCCTTGTTCTCGCCTCCCTATCACCCGGCCAGAGCGGATTTTGGTGCAACTCCAAAACGGGTGACCATCCCCAGCTGGGGAAATTTGATGGAAGGAGATTGTGCTTCTATCGAATCAGCAAATTGCTTTGCGGCCGCGAAGTGAACCGAAGCACGTACCATTCTCCATTTCACTGAAACCTGCGGTTGGAGACGCAGACAATTTAAGTGAAGGTGCGCGCAGAATTACAAACAGGCCTTCGGGAAGCCTGACAAAACCCCCGATATACCCCGAAAGGGGTATCTGGTCCGCTATCTCAAATGGTCAGAGCGCCCGGCTCATAACCGGGGACATCCTGGTTCGACTCCAGGGCGGACCACCAGAATATACAATAATGATAAGGTGGTGAGCCCATTGTGGCAAAAGGCAAGTATCAAAAATGGCTGGAACCAGATGGGCTTTTGTTGCTGAAAGGATGGGCCCGGGATGGGCTCACGGATGAGCAGATAGCTCACAATATGGGAATTACTGCGAAAACACTGTACGAGTGGAAGAAGTTATACAGTGATATCCGTGAGACCTTAAAAAAAGGCAAGGAAGTCGTGGACTACGAGGTAGAAAATGCCTTGCTGAAAAGGGCGCTTGCTGGGGACACTACAGCGCAAATCTTTTGGTTAAAAAACAGAAGGCCAGGTAGATGGCGGGATAAGCCGCCCGAGAATGCAGAGGGAAATATGGAAGTCAAGGTGGTCATAGATGTCTGAAATTCGTCTGTCTTCCGTTATTGGTCCTGCATTCCACCTGCTGGCCCGCGACGTGTTCCAACATGGACATACCCACTATGACCTGTCCGGGGGGCGTGGGTCGCTCAAATCCTCCTGCGTGTCCCTGTTGGTGCCGCTCATTCTGCTGGCCAATAAGAATACCCATGCTTTGGTACTTCGCAAGGTGGCAAACACTATCCGAGATAGCGTATATGCACAGTACCTATGGGCTATTGGAGAGCTCGGAATGGCCTCGTATTGGGAAGCAAAGGTCCAGCCCATGGAGTTGATTTATCGCCCTACAGGGCAGAAAATTATGTTCCGGGGCGCTGATGACCCCATGAAAATCAAGTCTATTAAGGTCCCGTTTGGCTATATCGCCGTAACGCATTTCGAGGAGAAGGACCAGTTTGCGGGCAGGGCCGAAATTCGAAACATTCTGCAATCTACCATGCGTGGTGGATCAAAGTTCTGGAATTTCGAGAGCTATAATCCGCCCATTAGTCGTGATAATTGGGCGAACAAAGATAGTCTGGAAGAAAGGCCGGATAGGCTGTGTCACAAGAGCACATACCTGGAAGCGCCGCCAGAATGGCTTGGGTCGCAATTCCTGTCGGAAGCTGAGCATTTGAAATCCACAGATGAGCGGGCATACCGACATGAATATCTGGGCGAAGCAGTGGGCACCGGTGGAAATGTATTTGAGAATTTGGAACTGCGGAAAATAACAGACAAGGAAATTTCTCATTTTGACCGGATTTATCAGGGCGTGGACTTCGGGTGGTTCCCAGATCAACTCGCCTTTATCCGCGCTCATTACGACAGAAACCAAGAAACGATATATTTGCTGGATGAGCTATATGTGAATAAATGGCCTAACGAGAATCTTGCAGACTGGATAAAGGGGAAGAAATACACAGACGCTTATATCACATGCGACAGTGCAGAGCCTAAAAGCGTGGCGGATTTAAGAGCGTTCGGACTTCCAGCACAATCAGCAATGAAAGGGCCTGGAAGCGTGGACTATGGGTTTAAGTGGCTCCAAAAAAGGAAAATAGTGATTGACCGCCATAGAACACCTAACGCATACCAGGAGTTTGCGAATTATGAATATGAACGCGATAAAGACGGTGAATTTATCAGCGGATATCCAGACAGGAATGACCACATTTTGTCCGCGACAAGGTATGCCTTTGAACGCGCATTTATGAGAATGGGGGTAACTGCTTGAATATTATCGAAAAACTGAAACAACTTGGTTACTCCACAGTGTCAGAAGAGTTTTATACGAAGGTGCAGGAGTGGAAGTCTTGGTATGTCGGAGATGTGAAGGGGTTCCACAAGTACAAGGTCCGAAACGGTACAAGCGTTGTCCGCTGCAAGCGGTATACCCTCAATATGGGCAAGAAAATCCCAGAGGATTGGGCAAACCTCTTGATGAATGAGAAGGTGCAAATAACCCTTGAGGGAACAAAAGAGCAGGAATTTGTTAACAGTGTATTTGAGGAAAATAATTTTCTGGTCAAATCCAATGAGATGCAGGAAAAGGCTTTCGCTTTGGGAACAGTTGCAATTATCCCACGTGTTGTGGGCATGAAAGTAGATGAAGCTGGGCCGATTCCAAACAGCGCAGATGGAATTGTGATGGACTATGTGACCGTGGAGCATATCTGGCCATTGGCGTGGCAGAATGGAATTATTACTGAGTGTGCTTTTGACAGTATCGTTACCGACAACGGAGAGGATTACTGCTATCTACAGATACATCATAAAGCAAACGGGATGTATGACATTGAGAACCGGATATACCGATATCGAAATAATAATGTAGAATCCGAAGTTTCGTTGACAAGCGTTTCTGGCTTTGAGAAAGTTCCACCGGTAGTACATACAAACTCGGATCGGCGGCAGTTCGTTATCGATCGTCCTAATATCTCTAACAACTATAACGAAAACGTTCCATTGGGAATTTCCGTATTTGCAAATTCCATTGATGTGCTCAAGGGCGTAGATATTGCTTATGACAGCTATGTTAATGAGTTTGCCCTTGGGAAAAAGAGAATTATGGTCAAACCGTCGGCGACGGAATATCTGGACGGAGAACCGGTCTTTGACAGTGATGATCTTGTGTTTTATGTGCTTCCAGAGGACATCCAGGATGGGGCAGTTATTACTCCTATCGATATGACACTCCGCACCCAAGAACATAACACTGGTATTCAAGACCAACTCAATTTGCTTTCGAGTAAATGTGGATTTGGAGAAAGCCATTACAGGTTTGATCAGGGGAATATATCTACGGCAACACAGGTAATAAGTGAAAACAGCACGCTTTTTCGAAATATAAAAAAGCATGAAATCATTTTGGAGCAAGTGCTTGTTGAGTTGTGCCGTATTATTCTTCGTTTGGGTAATGTTGCGATGGGAGCTGGGGTGAATGAGGACGTCGAAATATCCATTGACTTTGATGACAGTATCATTGAGGATGAGCAAACTGACTTTTCACGGGATATGCAATTACTCAATGCAGGGATCCTGAATGATTGGGAATTCCGCGCAAAATGGTTGAACGAGGACGATGAAACTGCGAAGAGGATGCTGCCTAAAATGGAAGATATGGTTACAGAAGGTCAAAACGAGGTCGAGTAATGCCAAGATATCCTTTCACTCCAGAAGTCTTAGATTCGATGCCAGAACCGCTCGCAGAGCTGTTTAGGGGGCTCGAAGATACACTCCTTATTGAAATATGCAAGAGGCTAAAAAAAGCAGGAGAACTTAATGAGGTAACAGTTGAGGCAATCAGGGCATTAAGGAGCCATGGCATTGATCTCAAAAAAATTGAAGAAGCAATATCTTCTGTAACTGAGATTGGAGAGAAAGAGTTAAATAAACTACTGGATGATGTAGTTTCAAGATATCAAAATTATGCGAAGGAAATGTTGACAATCGCAGCGATTACAACGCCAAAGTTAATGATTAACGACGTGGACGTTGAGGCGATTAGAAAGCAAGCTCTTTCAGAATACAGGAATATTACTCGGTCGATGGGCTTCGTTGGGATGGGAAATTCTCAAAAAGTCATGTCTGCGTTGGAGGCATATCAATGGGCGTTAGACCAGGCGGAACTTGAGATTATGTCCGGTGCGATTGATTATAATTCGGCTATTAGAAAAGCCGTGAAAGGTCTGGCGGACAGCGGCCTAAAAACTGTTAGTTGGGAAAGTGGACATAGAGATCAAGTAGATGTATCTGTCCGGCGGGCGGTAATGTCCAGCATAAACAGAATGAATACAGTTTATATGGAAACATTGCAAGATGACTTGGAGACCGATCTGGTAGAAGTAACTGCCCATGCAGGCGCAAGAAATACCGGGTATGGAATTGAAAATCATGCGTCATGGCAAGGAAAAGTATACCGTTGGTCAAAGAAGCCGAAAACCTCAAAAGGAAAGTATAAAGACTTTGAGGCGACGACAGGCTTTGGACAGGGCGCAGGTCTCGGAGGGTGGAACTGCCGCCACAGATATTATCCGTATATAGAAGGAGTATCTTATCGAACCTATACAGACGAGGACTTAAAGAAGATAGATAAACCACCCTTCGTTTATCAGGGGAAAGAATATAATCAATATGAAGCAAGTCAGGAGCAGCGGAGAGTGGAAAGAACGCTCAGGAAACTACGAAGAGAGGCCAAGGCGTATGAAGCTGCGGCGCTGTCAGAGGATGCGCAAGCTGTAAATATTCGAATTAAAAGGCTTCGGAAATATTATGATGCGTTCAGCGAGAAAGCTGGACTTCCGACACAATACGAAAGGGCGGCGGTTACATATTGATTAAAGAAATAAACGGTGAAACATGGTTTTGTTGCCCAAATTGCGGGAAGAAAATTCATCCAGTAAAGCATGGGGCACGCGGCGTATATGTTGTGTGCAAACAAAAAAGACAGGATGGAACCAGATGCAATTGGTCTGGAGAAATTAAATATAACTGATCGAGAGCCATTGAGCCATTGACTACCACAACTGGTAGTTAATGGCTCGGTTTTTGCCGACGGGCGTTAAACGGTGGCCGACGGGCCAAAAACAAAAAACGGAGGTTTATAAAATGGCTGAACCTATTAGCAATCCTGTTGTACAGGACCCGACACCGGGGACAGGTGGCGAGGTGACCTTTACTCAGGCCGAAGTTGACGCTCTTATCAGTAAGGAAAAAGCAAGAGCGGTAGCAAAGGCAACAAAGGGTATCCCGGATGAAGCTGAGTTAAATGCGTTCCGTACATGGAAAGAAAATCAGCAGTCTGAAAAGGATAAGTGGGAACGGTTGACCGGGGAGAGAGAGGCTCTTTCCGGGAAACTGACCGCAGCAGAAAACGAAAGAGACCAACTCAAAAGAGATTTGTATGTACTTAAAAAGGGTTTGAGTGGGGAAGAGGCCGAATTTATTGCCTTTAAGGCCCTAAAAATGGTAGATGACAAAACGACGTTTGAGCAAGCAGTAGATTCGTTGACTGCTGACAGGAAAAAAACAACATTTGATTGGACTGCTCCGGTTGGAGATGGGTCTAAAAAAACGAGTGAAAATGACGTGATGAATGCATTGCTGCGCGGTGCATTAAAATGAGAGGAGATTGTAAATGCCAGTTAATATCATTGACAGAAGCAAATTATCCGGACTTATCCCGGAACCTGTAACCCGCGAGATCATTCAAGGGGCTGTAGCTGAATCGGCTGTGCTGCGGATGGCTCGTCGGCTTCCTAACATGTCCAGCAAGACACAGGTTTTGAATGTGCTTGACGCACTGCCTACGGCTTACTTCGTAAATGGCGAGGCAACTTCCGGAACGGCTGATTCCAAAGCTTCCCTTAAGAATGTGACTAACATGGCGTGGGATCAGAAGAAGATTCATGCTGAGGAGATTGCGGTTATTGTTCCCATTCCGGAAGCAGTTCTTGATGATAGCACCTATGACATTTGGGGTGAAGTTCGTCCCAGACTGTCAGAGGCATTTGGCAAAGTTATTGATAAGGCTATTCTGTATGGGACCAACAAGCCTACTTCGTGGAGAGATGGCCTTGTCCCCTCTGCAACTACTGCAAATGCTGTTGTAACGGCTACCAGCGATATTTTCAAAGATATCATGGGCGAGGGTGGCGTGATCGCGAAAGTGGAGGAAAGCGGTTATATCCCAAACGGCGTAATGGCTGCTATCCAGATGCGTGCCAAACTGCGCGGCCTGGTGGACAAGAACGGTCAGCCTATCTTTAAGACTGATATGCAGGGCGATACCCGCTACGCGCTGGATGGCATGAGCATGTACTTCCCCGTAAACGGCGCTTATGACCCGGAGGAATCCCTTGCTATCGTGGGTGACTGGAGCCAGCTGGTCTATTCGATTCGCCAGGACATTACGTTTAAGGTGTTTGACAGCGGCATTGTTCAGGACCCCACCACTGGTAATATTCTGTACAACCTGATGCAGAACGACATGGTTGCACTCCGGGCCGTTATGCGGCTTGGGTGGGAGATTCCGAACCCTATTAACGCATATAACGTTGGAAATGAGAATGCATTCCCTTTTGCTATTTACGAACCGGCGGGGGGTTAATGGGGTCTGACATCTTAACGCTTTTCCCCAGCAGTCAGGCCCTATTGGGGAAACAAGTCTCAGAGCTTGTAGGTGATGATTTGAAGGTTAAGAAAGATGGTTCCGTGGTTGGTACATTTCACTATGTGACCGGCTATACGGAATTTAGTGATGTTCCTGGAGAGGACAGCGGATATTACTTCCCATTCCACTTAACTAAAACCGGAACTAATATGACATTCAAAAAGAACGGGTCTCCGACCAAACAAGACATTCCTTTTGATGCCGATATTATTTTCCGCGTTACGAAAGATGACACTTTTGAGGTTTTAGTGGATGAGAACAGCGTTGTGACATTCAATTTCAAGGATGCTACGTTTGATTCCCAACCTAAAGCAACTTATAAGAAAGGAAAATAAAGGAGGTTTCTTATGGTATATGCGGATTATACATATTACAAAGAAACCTACCTTGGGACGTTGATTTCAGAATCTGAGTTCCCAATGCTGGCAAAGCGGGCAAGTGAATATCTGGACTACATCACAGTTGGAAAAGCCTCTGAGCATGCGTCTATGCTGGAAATAAAGGACGCTTGTTGTGCTCTTGCTGAGCAGTACAAGGTTGTTGAGAAAGCGCAAGAATCATCTCTAAGCGAAACCGGAGAGAAGTCCAGTGAGACGGTTGGTAGTTACTCTGTGAGTTACCGAAGTTCGGCAGAATTAGCGAAGAATTCCACAGAGGAGATGTCGTCAATCGTATCCAGGTATCTTGGAAGAACTGGCTTGCTTTATCGCGGCGGGAGGTGCTTTCCGTGTACGCCCCACATTCTATAACTGTTTACACAATAACAGAAGATGAAGTCACTTTCGAATCTGTTTATAACATTACCATTTTGCGGGGGGTGTTCTTTGATGCCGCACATGCCGCCAATGTGAGAGAAAGTGGGTTGGAAGGCGCGGATTTCGTTAATCTGTTTATTCCATTTAATGTGGACGCTATTGATGGAATTACGGGTGCGCACAAAAAGTTCGCTACTCCGAAGCAATATGAAGCTGCCGAAGATAAACGTAATTTATGGACCCTTGATACGGATTCTATGCAAAGCTCAACCACTTTCTTTGTCAAGGGAGAAATCGTTGAGCAAGGGAAAGACTTTCAGTGGATGAATCGGATTTACGATAATGTTCACAGGATCACCAAAGTGGATGCAAAAGATTTTGGTTCCCCTTCGATGCAGCATTGGGAAGTTGGTGGCGCTTAATGGCAAGTGTTGTTGTTCATGTCGATATTGATATCGAAAAGATCGAAACAAAGCTGAAAAAAGCTAACAAAGAACTCACAAAGAAAGTGGCGAAGGATACAGAAAGTAAATTTCTTCCCTGGCTGAATGGTTCTCTGGCCAAACGAACAAGGATTTTCGATGACAAGATTGTATATCCGGGGCCTTATGCTCATTATCTTTGGGAGGGTGTTGTTTACGTGGACCCTCAAACGGGGGCTGCGGGCTTTCGTCTTCCAGATGGGACTTGGAGGTCTCGCACTGGGGTCAAAAAGGTCGCGTCCGGCAAGGCTTTGGTGTTTACAAAGTCCTCCGCACAACCGCATTGGATTGAACCGGCAAAGGCAGAGTTCATGCCCAAGTGGTTAGAGTCCTATAAAAAGTCCTTCAAGTGAGGTGTCTATGGCACAAAAAATATCAAATAAAGAGCAGGAATCTATTTCAAGATCATTGCTCTCCTGGCTCAATACTTGGCCAGATAAGCCCGTAGGGGTCATCAACTTCACTTATGTCCCGGATGACGCAGAGGGAATGTCATTGTCCACGCCGCAGGGGACGTTTATGGTTAGGAAATATGTTCGCGGTGCGTATCAAGCGAGATATACATTCAAGATCATTTATCGTGTTATCCCCGGGAACAGCAATAACAAGCGTCTCTCTGCTGATGAAACGTTGGAAAGCTTCGCAGATTGGATTATCAACAACGGAACAACGCCTCAATTAGAGGACGGGAAAAAGGTTGTCAAATTTTCTCGAAGCGAAAGTGACCCTGATTCCGTTTTATTTAACCGATATGAGGATGGAACAGAAGATCACCAAATTATTATGACGATGGATTACACATCTGAATAAAATTTTTTCGTGAGCCGACGAGCCGAAATTCATTTATTAGGAGGAAATATTATGAAACTTTCCGCTCTGATGGCTGATTACACCCCTTCCGCTGAGTTTGCAGGGGTCGCAACAAATGATGATTTTGTTCTTGCCGTAGATATCGCGGAAGAATCAGCCGGAAAAGTAGCCAATTATATTGTAGTCCAGTCCGGTATTGCATCGGTGGATAGTCAGTTGAACCCCGAAACAGATGAAAAAGCATATATCAGACAGGGTGCAGTTTCTACCAAAACATCTACTCAGCGTACATTCAATGTTACTGGTGATCGTATCTTTGGGGATGAATTCCAAGACTTTGTGTTGTCTCACGCAATCAAGTTCGGCACCGGACAGAAAGTAGTTAAACCTTATGTGTATTTCTCTCTGTTGACAGGAGAAGGAGAGAAGGGGACAGCATCTATCATTGTCAATTCTGATGGTTCCGGCGATGCTGGCGCATCTTCTGAAATTGACATCGATATCATGGCGACTTCTGCGCCCGCTGCTTATACATATTCCGATGATTCTGGTGTTTAACTGACAGGAGGATAAATTATGGAGACCTACAATATCAACGGCGTGGAAATTCAGTATGATACTTTCGATCTCGTCAACTTGGAATTGTATACCAACGGTGTGACAGAGATCGCTGACGTTGGAAAACGAGTGAAAGAAATGATTCAGGAAGATCCCGCCAAAAATGGCATTAAGGCAATCAGAATGATGTGTAATGCATTCATGGATTTCTTTGACGTTCTTTGTGGTGAAGGGACAAGCAAGAAGTGTTTCGGTGACAATGTAAACGCAAGAGATATCATCAATGCTTATGCCAAGTTCTGCGAAGAAGTATCTGCAACTGTAAGCTCTATGAAGGTAGATTTTAATCCGCCTTCTTCTCCTTCTGTTGTGGATGATTCCCAGTTGAGAGCAGAAAAACGGGCAAAGCTGCGGGCCGAAGCTGAACAGAGAGTAAAAGATCGTGAGAGAGAATCCATTTAACGGATTCCCCACCAGCGTAGATGTAGACGGACAACTCTTCCCGATTAACCCAAGTTTCCGCGTTGGGATTTCTATCGAACTTGAGATTCTGAAAGAAGAAAATCCAGATGTTGTAGGCCTCTTGAATTTGTTTTACCCAAGCGGAATTCCTTCCAATATATCCGCGGCGTTCGACGCGATGTTGTGGTTTTTCCGTGGGGAAGAAAGCAAAGAGGAAACGCAGGGACAAGCAAAAAAGAAAGGAGGCAGGGTATATGACTTTGAAATTGATTCAGAGGCAATCCTTGCCTCCTTTCTATCGGCGTATGGGATAGACCTATCTAAGGATGATTTGCACTGGTGGGCTTTTCGTCGTCTTTTATTCAATCTTCCTTCTGAGACACTTTTCATGCAGCGCATACGATATCGCACAGCCGACATTTCCAAAATGAGTAAAGAGGAAAAGAAACACTATAAAAAAATGCGGGCTCTCTATGCGATTAAAGATGATCGAAGGAAAGAAGTGCAGACCGTCGAAGAGAGAGACGCGGCCTTGATCGAAAAGGTGCGGAAACGATTTGAAGAAGCGAAAAGGAGCACAGAAAGAACTGAGGGCGAGGGGGTGACGTGATTGGCGGCAGATGGTTCTGTAATCATTGAAATTAAGGGCGATTATGACGAATTTCTTGCGGATTTAGAAAAGGCGCTCAAAAAAGCGAAAGAAAGGTCCAAGAAGTCTGATGACCCACTTGAGAAGCAGCGGACAGTCAAAGAACTGCAAAACCTTGATTCTGTTGCGTCGAAGGCACTAAACGGAATTATAAAAGGTTTTGCCGCTGTCGCAACTGCGTCCGCTGGAGCACTTGTCGCGATAAGCAAGATCGGGGCAGAGTTTGAATCTTCTTTTGCCCAGGTTGAAACCATCATGGACACTTCACAGATGTCCGTCGAAGACATGAAAAGCTCTATCCAGAACTTGTCTTCGGAGATGGGGGTATCCGCAAGTGAATTGTCTGGGGCGGTTTACAACGCCATTTCCGCAACCGGAGACACTGCGAATGCAGTTTCACTGGTTGGGGATGCAACCCGACTTGCCACAGCAGGATTCACAGATGCAGAATCTGCGCTTTCTGTTCTCACAACCACTATCAATGCGTATGGGATGAGTGCTGCCGATGCTGAATCAATCTCGGACAGCCTGATTCAGACGCAAAACCTTGGTGTTACTACGATTGACCAGCTTGCCAGCGCAATGGGCAAGGCGATTAGTACGGCTTCCGCCTACAATGTCAATCTGGGAAACCTTGAATCTGCTTATGTCAGCCTAACGAAGGCGGGTATCAGCACGGAAGAATCTACAACCTATATTTCCTCCATGCTGAATGAGCTGGGAGATACTGGCAGCGAAGTCGGGAAAATCCTTAAGAAAGAAACCGGCAAGAGCTTTGGCACCTTAATGAAGGAAGGAAAGAGCCTTGGTGATGTGATTGAGGTTCTTTCTGATCATGTTGATGGCAGCGCCGAATCCCTTATGAATCTTTGGGGAAGCGCCGAAGCTGGCAAAGCTGCAAACGCTATTGTGTCCCAGGGACTTGACACCTTCAACGACAACCTGGAGAAGTTACAGAACAGCGCGGGGACCACAGAGAAAGCGTATAGCACAATGGCTGATACGCTGGAGCACAAAACGCAGATGGTCAAGACTGAGGCCCAAAATCTTGCCATCTCGATCTATGAGCAAATCAAACCGGCGTTGTCTGATATTGCGGATGCGGCCCTTGAATTTATTCAAAATTTCGATTTCTCAAAGGCAGTAACCGCAGTTCAAACCTTTCTCGGAGTTCTCGGGTCTGCTGGCGTAGCTATTGCCGCATTCAAAACTGCGCTTGTCGTCCGAGATGTTACCGCATTTTTCACTGCGGTAAAAACCGGTGCTACGGCAGTAGAGGCGCTCAATCAAGTAACAAAAATTGGTACTGCATTACAGGTTGCTTATAATGCCGTAATGAAGCTAAACCCTTGGGCCATAGCGCTTACCGCTATAACAGCCTTAGTAGGTGGATTTGTCGCATATAACGCGATTGTAGATGACGCATCGGATAGCCAAGCGCAGCTTAACGACGCCATGAGCGACCTCAATGATAGGATTGAGGAACAGAAGCAAAAAAAGGAAGAGCTTGCACAGACCACAGCAGAAAATCTTGGCAAAGTAGACGCTGAGATCGACAAGACAGAAGATTATATCGCTGAGTTAGATCGACTTACCGATGCGAATGGAAAAGTAGAAAAAGGACAAGAAGACAGAGCGAATGCCCTTGCGAACTTAATAAATAATGTTATCCCCGGTGCAATTGAAATGCACGAGCGAGAAGGGGAAAGCTACGCTAAACTTGCCGACAATATTAAAGATATGCTTTTCCAAAAGGAGAAGGAAGCAACTTTGAACGCTATGCAGGGGCAGTATGAGGAGGCCCTTGCAAGTCAGCAAGAATTAGTTCAAAACAATGTCGATGCAGTGAAAAACCTCCAGGATGCCCAAATTGAGCTTGGAAGGGTTCAAAATTCTGTAGCTGGACAAAATGAGCATTCCGCGACGGCCATTAACGATGCAAAAGAAAAAGTTGAGAGAGCAAAAGACGCAGTTGTGGAAACTACTCAAGCAATGCTTGATAACCAGGAAGTTATCCTTGCTTACGAGGATGCGTTGGCGGCAGCAGATCCAACAGAACTTAGAAACGCTCTCGCTACATTGCAGTCGGATATAGTTAAGTTCACAGGGGATAACAAAGCCCAGGTTGACCAAGCAACCGAAGATATGGCAGCTGCGTTCAAAACCTTCGCCGATTCTACAGCGAAATCTTGGAGCACTTTAGGAGAAGATGCGAAAAGAACACAGATCGCAGCTCTCCAGAGCATGCAAACTATATTCCAATCGCAGCTGGAGCAATTTACACAGACAGGCGCTGAGATTCCTCAATTTCTTTCAAATGGTGCTCTATCAAATGCCGCTGTATTGCCGGAGAGTATCCGCCAGGTCATTGAAAGTGCCAGACAGGTTCTTCAGGCCATGGGCTTCGAAATGGCAACTGACGCGGCCGCATGGGATTTCCTCATGGGAAATTCCATATTGGAAAATGGACAAGTAGTTTCAGATGCAACTAAGCAAGTCGCAGATCAAGCGGGCGAAGCGGGGAAGCAGACAGCAACCCAAAATGGAGGCGAAACAGCAGCAGGATTCGGTGACGGATACTCAAGCCGCATGCCATCAACGGAAGCCGAAATGGAGCAATCGACTAAAAACGCGGTCGACAATGCTACTTCTGGCGCTCAAGGCGCAGCGGCATCTGGTGGGCAACAAGTAGGGTATACGATTGGCACGAATGCGGATGGCTCTCTCAAGATATCAGCATCTTCTATGCCATCTACCATGAAAGGGGTGGTGGGAGACACAATCTCCGCTGGTGATTCCGCTGCATCTGGGGCAGGAACAGTTGGTGAAACAGCTGTAAACTCTGCGGCAAATGGCCTCACTGCATCTGGCGGCATGCTCACCAAAGCATTCTCTGGGCTAATTGACACTGGCGTTCAATCAGCGTTAGGTGCAACAGCTTCTGCTACTCTGATTAGTACTGGGATTATTGATAAAATATCTTCTGGGATATCCTCTGGGACGCCTGATGTTGTTTCTGCGCTGAATAACCTTGTTACTACTGCGGTTCTTTCCTCCGCAACTGGTGCCTCTGGTTCTGCAAAAAGTGTCGGGTTGGCGATTGCTTCCGGTGTTGCTGCGGGTATCAATGCAGGGGCAAGCCAGGCGATTAGTGCAGCGTCCAATATGGCGAAGAGTGCACTCGCTGCGGCAAAGAATGCGTTGGACATCCATTCTCCTTCTAAGGCGTTTCGCTGGATTGGTGAGAAATCCGTTGATGGTTTGGTACTTGGCTTAAATGACAAGGCGAAAAAAGCCCAGGCGGCCGCAGGCAAGCTTGCTGATGTAGTCCTAAAAGAAACCTCTAAACTTTATGACAAGATTGCGGAGATTGAGGCCGCAGCGCAGAAGCGGGCAGATGAAAAGGAACTTGCGGACTATGAAAAAAGTCTGGCAGAAAAGTATGAACGGCTGGAAGAGGCAGAAGTTGATGAACGACAGGATATCTTGGACGAGATAGCCGAGCTCAAAGAAGATTGGAATGAGAAGCAGCTAAAAAAGCAGGAAGAGGCTCAAAAGGAAGAATTACAGAGCGCCATTGATGCTCTTGAGGAAATGGAAGATGAGTATCAGAGCGCTTTGGATGACCTGAAAAGTGATCGTGATTCCTTGGCTTCTAAATTGTCTGGAGACAACCTTTTTGAGACGGATTATAAAGGAGAAACCCGTCTTTTGAACCTGGATAAGGACATCCAGGAGATTGAACGATACGGGGATGCAATGCTCTCTTTGCAGGAAAAAGGGGTTGATGCTGGCCTTTATTCCGAAATTCTTCAAATGGAGATGGATGAGGCAACGGCATTCGCGGAAAAACTGTTGAGCCTAAATGATGATCAATACACTGCCTATATGGAGGCATACCAGAAACGGGCGGAAGCAGCAAAGAATATTGCAGCACAGATTTATCAGGATGAGTTTGAATCTCTCAACCAGGAATTCGTGGACAAAATGCCTGATGAACTAAAAGCGGCGGGAGAGGACGCTATGACATCCCTCGCCGTTGGGGTACAGGAAGAAGGTCCCACCGCAATTGCCGCAGCAAAGAAAGTTGCCGATGGTATTATTGCGGAAATTAACCGGATAAACGCTGCGGCAAGGCTTCGTGAAACGGTCACTGTGAGTGCTGGGAGTGCTTCCTATCGCCTCACACGCAGCACGGATAACGCCATGGAGGCCAAGCAGGTAGAGAGTAACGGAAGCGCATACAGGGTAGCAAACGCTGTGTCTTTTGCCAGTGCACCACGGGGAGATAGGGAAATTGTTCTGAATATCAACGGGAAAGCATTTGCAAGAGCAATTGTTAATGATATTCGTGCAGTAGAGGATCAGTCCCCAAGAATTGTGAGTGATTAAATGGAAAACATGTTTTTGTCAATTGATGGCATTGAAATCGAAGACTTGGAAGAAGGGGATTACACCGCCTATGAGGAAGAACTTGGCGTATCTGAGCGGATGATATCCGGCAGAAGAGTGGAAGAAATCCGCGCCACTATATGGGTGGTAGAAGTCAACTTTTCATCTATCGACTATGAAACAATGTCTCGGCTCAATACTGCATTCAAAGCATCACGTCGGCATCAGTTGTTTTTTCTCCCATCCACAGGTGGCACAGAGCTGGTACAAGGTTGGTTCCACTTGATGGAGCCTCCCTCTCCCTCCCTCACACGCTGGAGAGATAACGGGCCTGAATGGGCAGCATACAAACTGACCTTTGAGGAGATTGATGGCCATGATTGATCACAGTGAAGCCTATGACAAAGCGGTTGTATCTGATTCAAGGCGACAATTTGTGCGAGTTGTGTTTGACCTATATGACCCAGATATGATCATAACAAACATAACAACAAATGATGAGAGTGATATTTCCTTAACAGATCAGGTAACAAACCGTGGCACAACAGAGAGCGAACAGAACATAGCGACCTTGGAGCCTAACAGATGGATTCTGGACGGAACTTTCAATATCCGACCAGATGACCCAATGGATCAGATAGGACAAGTTGGTTGGGTATCTGAATCTCTATGTGATTCTTTCGGCGTCTTTTCTGAACCATATCCTTATATTGAGTTTGAAATTCAAAACCTAAGTATATTGCAAGCATTCTCTTTCCGGTTCAGTGAAAAAGAATTCAATGGAATTGGAACAGAATTTACGTTGGATATTTACAGCGGCGATACCCTTCTTTGGTCAGACACAAAAACAGGGAACAAAAGTATGTTGACTGTTTTGGATGGCTTTACCGTTCAAAACCCTACAAAAATTCGCGTTACCATTAAGAAATGGAGCCTTGGTGGTCGACGGGTTAGAATCCCCCGGCTGATGGTCGGCCTATATGAAATTTGGGACAGGTCCATTCTAAAATCAGTTGAAACATATTCTGAGGTTACATTCTCTGGATTGTCCATCCCATATTCTACTTGCACAGTTGTTTTGTACAACGAAAACCACAGATTTGATCCTTATGCTCCGAATACGCTCTTCACATCCATTGAAGATCGTCAAAGAATCATTGTTGATTTTGGAATGCGGTTAGAAGATGGAACTATTGAATGGTTGCCCGCAGGAACGTATTATCAGCAATCCGCCGGGTGGAAACTCAAGGATTTAACTGTACAATTTGATCTTCTGGATATTATTGGGGCGCTGACGAAAAGGAAATTTGTTGTCCCTGATACACTTCCCACAACGCTTTCTGGGTGGATTGAGGCGATTATGCTTTCTCTTGGCGTTAACTTTCAGAAAAATTATATCGTAGATGATGATGTAAAGGATATCCCCATTACAGCAGCAGAAGAAGAATGTACAGGGAAAAAGTGCGGTGAAATGCTTCGTTTCGCATGCATGGCAACAAATACTTGGCCCAGACAAGATTTTGAGACCGGGAAATTGAGAGTAGGAAAATTACAAAGAATTGAGGGCAACAGGATTACCTTGGACAACATGAGTTCCTATCCTGAAATGTCTGCAAATGATGATATTTCGGACATTACATTCACGTTGGATAATGGGGAAGAAGTGGTATTCCCAGGGAACAACACCGAATCCGAGGTTTCTTTAAGCGTAGATAATCCATTTATTCATACGACAGATGATGCGAGAAAAGCGGTTATCTCCTGCCTGTTTGAGTATGGTGGACGTTCGTTTGAGGTGCAGCATAGAGGCAATCCGTCCAGCGAATGTGGAGATATTCAGAGTGTAGACACTCAATTTTTAACTACTATCTCCGCTCGCTTATACAAGCAGCAGCTTTCTCTGGAAGATGGCGTCATGGTAAACATGCCATCCTATCTCGTTCAGTCTCCCAATGATTCTGCATACTCAAATAAAACAATTTTGACAGGTTCGGGAACATTCGTAAAGGAAGAGGCCGGAAAATTCCGCATTACATTGATAGGCGGAGGGGCCGGTGGTATGGGAGGCGGCGCAGGGAATATCCTGTGGGGCGATTCCTTTGACCCGGAAGACACAGCAGGCGGTATTGGCGGCGACGGTGGGAATGTTTTTATTACAGAGTTGACTGCGATAGCGAACCAACAATATGACTATGCTTGTGGCACTGCCGGGAAAGGCGGTGCAGGAGGAGAAACCCATGGCAGCCGTGGTGACGACGGCGAACCAGGAACCCCTGGAACAGACACTACTTTTGGAGTATATACCTCTGCAAATGGAAAGCCATATCCTGTTGGCATTATGGACATCCAGAGCGGCGCTGTATATGCACAGAAGGGGCCGGACTATGGAGGGATTATAACGGCCCTGGAGGGTTCCGGCGGCGCTGGAGGCGAACAGGGGAGAAACGGCAAGTATGCACAGTGGACCTCTGAGGATGGCTATACAGAAACTTATATTGCATCCTACCCCAAAGACGGTACTCCAGGACAGGACGGGAAACCTGGATGCATTATTGTGGAGTGGTGAAAAAATGGGGGTGATCTAAATGGCAGAAGAGTGGTCTCCTATTGTGATCTCAGCGACGTTCACGCCAGTGACTGCAAATGTCGGGGATTCTGTATTGCTCCAAGTGATCGTACTTGATGTGCAGACGATAGAGCAAGAAGAGATCAGAGTGTCGGGTGAGTTTCAAAGTGGGGAGGTGTAGTTCATGTCGATAACCACGGTAAAAGCGACGTTTGATGGACAGGAATACACTCTTACATTTAATGAAACGACAAGGAAATATGAGACTGTCATTGTTCCGGCCAAAACCTCCCACAATGAAGAAGGGGGATATTTCAACACAAAAATAACCGCGACGAACGACAAGGGAGTTTCCACTATAACGGATGGGACGAATATCCCTGGGCTTCGGTTGACGGTGCAAGAGGAAGTCCCCCCGACTATTCAGCTATTATCTCCGGCAGAAGGGATATTGACAACCAAGGTTCCGACCTTTGTTGTAGAAGCATTTGACGAGGAGAACGGCTCCGGGATTGATCCATCCTCTCTGTCTATGCTGATTGATGGGGTCGAGGGAGATATTTCCACGCAGGCTACAGAGAAAGGTTATCAGTTCACCTATACTCCACGAAATGAACTGAGCGAAGGGAATCATAGCTTGACCGCCTCCATCCAGGACAACGACGGGAATCAAGCCAGTTTATCTTTGGTTTACATTGTAGATACGGTCCCTCCTGAGCTGACTGTGCATGAGTACAGGCAAATCGTTGACGATGAATCTATCACAGTTACAGGAATAACAAGGGATGTGACGACGTCTCCTGTCACCTTGCTTGTGGGAGGGGAGGAAGCGGTTATTGATGAAAACGGGGTGTTTTCCCACACGGTTCCTCTTCGCGTGGGGGAGAACTACATCACTGTTACCGCAACGGACAAAGCAGGTCTGTCCTCTTCTTTTCGGCTTTATGTCATACGGCTCATTACAGACCGTAGCCAGGCGGACATTGAGGAACTTCTTACGATTTTATCCAAAGAAGATCAGACAGAAGAAGAACTAATTCAGCTTGCACAGACAAGCTATAAGGGAGCATATAACGAAACTGATATGAACCGGGTTACAACGGCTGCCGAGTTCCTTTCAGATAGTTTATATTCCCGTGGGTATGTAAACCCGTATGTTCCAGTCAATCCAAAACCGGGCAGAGATTATTGGGTGAAAGAGGACAAGCCAACATTAGAGCAGTCTGCGGGATATGTTTCTAATGTTAAACGGATTCGAGAGACTTTCCCCTTTGTACCTGATCTTCCAGAAGCCCCATCTGATATGCAGAGCCCCACCCTCCAGGAAGCGAACAATTTAGAAAAGATCCTTGTCCAAGTAGAATCCATGTTCCAATGGATGGATAAATCCTATCTCATGGCGGGAGAGGCCATGTGCGGAGAATTTTAAGAAAGGGTGTGTTTTAGTGCAAGACGCCATTATGAAAGGGAGCGGGAATTCACGATACCTAAAGACAGTAAGGGAAGCCTTGTCCCTCTATCCAACCTATGAGGACTTTTTGCAGGCCATGATTGCCGGGACATTTCCCGTAGATTTCAATGGGATCAACAAGGATGGTTGGACCCAGCGGGGAACCCCTCTAAACAAAGCAAATCTTCTCTCAGATACGGTGATCTCCACGCTGGGCCTTTCTACTGGAGCTAATTCAACTCCTAACGATGCTTTCAATGTCCTTGCAAATATCGGCAACGTCCATGTGTGGAGGAAGACGGTTGTTACGGAGGAGGAGATTCCGGCGGGGTACAAATTAGTGGATGACAATACAGATAGGACATTAGACGATGTACCCAATGCACTCATCAATTTAGGAAACTCGAACCAATCGACCGCATATGTCGATTGTGCAGACTCTATAACTATAAGTGATGCTGGTATTGTTTCACTTAATAATTCAACGAGACATTATAGCACAAATGACATAGACAGCGCTTCATCATGGCTTAGAGGGAAATATATAAAACTATTTTATATAAATGATTTTGGGAATTGGTTTGGCCCTTCTCAATTAGACCAAAGCAAAGTGTACTTTGTACCCAGTTCTGCGAATATTAGTACGAGTTCAATAATTATCACTGTTGATAATCTACAACGTGTAGATGCTTATCCAGCCGTTCCCCCTGGCACCCACGTCACCTACCTAACCTCTGTCAACCGCAACGCCTACCAGGAGGGAGACGATGCGAAAGAGGCGGGATATGCGTTGGGGAGAATAGTCAAAGTCACTTTAGGAATGTCCAACACTAATGATGGTACTGGAGTTGACTGGAGATATTCTGACAGTGTTGTAGTAAATTCCGATGGAGTTGTATCTCTTGGAGGGAACCCTACTCAGCTAATCCTTGCAAGCTGGGATACCCCAGACGTGTGCGACGTCCTTAAAGGTAAATTTGCTTGTCCAGTTACCACTGGAAGCCGTTTTTCAACGAATGAAGTTGTCTTTTTCCCGAACGATACTGTATTCTCGAAGTCCAGTGTATCAGGAGGGCATGTAGCAATCAATGCAGAACAATATCAAATTGTCACCGGCTCCCCCGCCATCCCCGCAGGCACCACCATTGAGTATCTGGGGGTGTTGGGGGACTTTGGTGGATCCTCTTTGGGATACATCAAATACGGTTCATACGTTGGCACAGGGACAGAAAACGTGATAATTCCGTTTAAAAATAGGCCGCTGATTGGTTTTTTGAACGTCGACGTCACAATGTTCACTGATACAAATTGGATTGTGCCGACTGGAAGCAGCGGAATTTCAAATTATACGGGGAGTGCAACCTGGTCTGGAGGGAAGTTGACCCTATCCAAAGGTAGTTATTCTCAATTCCCGAATTCCTCTGGTAAAACTTATAAGTATGTTGCATTTTTGGAGGGAGAGTGAGCACAAATGTATTACATCAACTCAAGTCCGAACGATACCGGCAACCACGGCAACCCCATGGGACAACCTTTTCCAAACTGTGTGACCCTACCTGACGATCTCCTGAGCCCCTATCTTGCGGCAAAGGGGTTTGTGACCCTGACCGTGGAAAACGGCGCTGTGACAAGCCTGGAGACCAACCAGGAGGCGCTGGACGCCTATGAAGCAGACCACCCCGACCTCCCGCCGGAAGAGCCGGAGGAGCCCGTCACCTGGGCCGCCATGGCGGCAGCAATTCGAGAAGGAGTGAATGACGTTGACTGAAAAAGAGTTTGTTTTGGATACCCTGCGCCGGGCGGGGAAGGCTGCCGCAGTCAACTTGCAAGCAGAATCCCCCTCCATGACCGGCACGGAACTCTGTGCCACAGAGGAGTATATCCCGGACTTCCAGGCGGCCAAGGCTGCCAAAAACATGCTGGAGCGCAAGGCAGGCCAGAAAGATAGCTTTGTCTGCCGGTCCAGCGCCGGGCGGGTGGTTCGGCTCCTCCAGGTCTATGACAGTGAAATCTATCCCCAGGAGCCGGAGGAGCTGCCCGCCCAGTGGGGGTTTGTCTGGTCCACTGACCCGGACAAGGCGCTGCCCTTCCTCTCCCTCTCCACTTCCCCCTACGCCAAAGGGGACTGCTGCACCGCTGGTGGCAAAACCTGGCGCAGCAAGATTGACACCAACACCTGGTCCCCGGAGACGAACCCGGAGTTTTGGGAGGGAGTAAAAAAATAAAATGCTGCCCCACGGATGGGACAGCAAAAATTGACAATCTGCGGCGCAGCATGGTATGATGGATACGCCCCGAAAGGGGTCAGAAAGAGGCGCTGTTACATAGACGGCGGTTAGCCACTTCCCTGCGAAGGGAGGTGATGCTTGGATGGGAAACTTTCTCTGGAAGTTTTTTGTATGCTTGGCCTTTGCGGCCTACATACTCTCCATAAAAGCGTGTTGACCGCTT